ATCTATATCTTCTGCATCTTCAACATCTGCGCCCCCAGCAACACCTGAAGCTTTAGCTCCATATTGTAATATACGACCTATAGATTGAGCAGCACGCTCTTCTTCGTCTAAGTTTAACAAATAGTATTTTTTACCTTCAACTTTAGCTACCCAACTTCTATTATTATATTCTAACATAAAGTTTTCACCATTTAGTAGATTAATTCTAAATATAGTTGGTCGTGGTGAAACCCAGTCAATTGATTCTAAAAATTTATCAAAGTCTGAAGTAAGTAAATCAATTATAATTAATTTAAGTTCTGGGAACTTAGTTAATTCATCATAAGGTAAGACAGCATCTTCTGCTTTTGCTTTAGATTTATATACCTGCTGAATTAGAGGTTTGAGTTTGTCTTTTAGTTCTGAAGCTGTCATTATTTTGTAGATTTTTTACCTAATACTTCTTTAACATGTTTTTGGATAAGGTGTTTTAGGGGTAATTCAAATTTAGTATCAGCATCTATTTCAATTTTTTCTTCATCTATAGTACCTGATGTTGGGCCTCTTCTAGCATAAAAAGATTGTTGTGCATCTGCTTCTCTACTTAAACCACCCATTACATGATCAACTATATCTTTTAATCCTTTAACTGAAATAGGAGTTGGTGAATAATTACCATCTACCATATAAGCATCCATTCCTGCTTTAGCTAATCTACTTGTTTCTTTCATTCCAGCTTTTTCAGCTTCTTTTTGATCAATTCGATAACCACCCATTTGTCTAATTTGGAATTGGTCCTTATCTTTATCGTAATCAAATATTACATATTGGTCTTTTCCAGATGGTTCTCTTTTAACAATGTAACTATTATCACTATGAAAATGATCATCTACTACATATTCTTTATTAAAATAATCAAATAAAGTACCACCATCCATTTCTTCGTTTAAGTAATCGTCATCATACATTCTACGTTGCATGTAATCTGTTGGTCTAGTATCATCGTCAAACTTAAGATTAGCTATAACATCAGCATAATCTACTATTTTACCACTATCAACAAACTCTACTTTCCACTCAGTTTCAGGACCATGCATATGAGCTACTACTGCTTTACCAGCGTAAGTACCAGGTTTCATTTCATCAGGATCCATTTTAAGTTCCATTTCTTTAACTCCACCTGCAACATCTTTTATTTTATCAACATGACCTTTTAAATATCCAACCTTATCAGCATCAATACCTAAATCTCTAGATAAGTTGATAAGTGTAGATTTTAATTTTTCTGCTGCTTTAACATGTCTATCATCTGCTTTTTTAGAATCAAGAACATCTTTTTCTAATTTAAATAATTGATCATGTCTGTAAGTCCATTCACCTAATTCTTCAGCTGTTTTTCCACTAGCTAAAAGTTCATCTCTTAAAGCTTCTGCACCTGGGCAGATATCAAAATGTTTAGGTTCAGTATGGGTTTTATAATTCACTTCATTTAACATAGCATCAATTTGGTCTACTTTTTCCTCACCATCTAAATAGTGTTTAGCAGATACCATATAATCTCTAGCTTTGATTACTTTACCTTGCCACCAATGTGGAAAATCTACTTCTCCACCTTGATCGTATTTGTCCATCATTTTATATAGTTCAGCTGCATATTTAGCTATTCTATATAAATCTTTTTTAAGCATGTGGGGTTCGTTGTCTTGATGTCCTACATCTAGATCTCCTTCATAAATCTCACCATCTTCACCAGTTAGTTCTTGATAGAAAGATTGTAATGTAGTATCATTGGGGTTTTGACTAAATCCAAAGTCGAATGCTCCATATCTATCTAAAATATCAACTTCATTAGGATTAATATCTTGTACAATACCACGAGCTTCCTCACTTTTAGCTTCTAGATCTTGAAGGAAAAATTTTAAATCTTCAATAGCTTCTTCTCTACTATCTTCGTTTAATTTCTTTTCATTTACAGTTTCTGTCCATACTTTAGGGATTTCTAACCCTAATTCTTTAGCAGCTTTTAATATAAGGTTTCTTACTTTATTAGTATGACTTAACTTTATTGCTTGTTGAAAATAAGCAATAGCTTCTTCTCTACTATCTTCTTTAAGTTTTTCTTTTTTATCTTTAGGTTTTTGTCTAGGAGCCATAAAACCAGTACCTTTAATAGTTGAACCTGATTTAGGATCTGATCCTGAAAATTCATCACCCCTAAGTTCATCATCTGTATAACCATATTTGCTACCATATGATGCTTCATTCATATCATAATCACGAAGTTGTCTACGAATTTTATATATACGGTCTTCAATTTTATTTAATTCATCACCATATCTATCTGCAATTGGCCCACCTTCTGGTTCAGCTTCTTGCTCCATATCTCTAAATAATTGATCTCTTTCATTTTCTAAATCAGCTAACATTCCTCTTAATGTTAAAGCTTCATCGTAATCGATTCCACCTCTAGATGGTTCAGGTTTTGATGGTTTAGATTTAAGTGCTCTAAGCTTCATAGCATATTCACTGTTATCTATTTCATCAATATCTTGTTGGATTGTAACAGGGTGCATTTTACCACTTCCTTTAGGGAATTCAAATTCTTTTTTACCTGCGTCTCTAGCTGCGTCTGCTGCTAATACAAATGGAGATGCCTCTTTAACTGTGAGAGCATCTTTTACTAATTCCCTTACTTTATCTAAGTTCATATTTTCAACTTTTTTCTTAGCTTGTTTAGTAGCAATACCGTACATAACTTTTTCTGCGTCTTTACCATACTTTTTAACTAGAGCACGCTTATTTTTCAATAGCCCTTTAACTGATCCAACACGTGCATCTAGTTCGTTTTCTGATAATTTACGCTCATTGATCATATTATCTTTCTACAACGTGAGTTCTAGTAAAGAAGGTAATTGAATTACCAATCTGATCAGCTAATTTATCATCACCGATAGCTACAGCATTGTCATAAGCTAATTTTAGACTATCTTGAATTTCTTGTTCGTCTTTAGAAAGACCAGCTTCAGGTGTAGCACCCATTTCAGGTTCTATTGATGGTTCAGCATCAGCTTCAATTTCATCTTCGATATCTACTTCAATATCTTCTTCTTTTTCTTTTAAACCATATTTTTCTTTATGCTTTTTAAGATCAGCTACTGCATCATCAACTCTTTTTTGTCGTTTTTCTTTTGAATCAGCACCAAAGTATACATCCCTACCATCAGGTTTTTCTTCTTCTGCTAGAGAAGAAAGGATAAATTCTTTAATTTGTGCCTTTAATGCAGATACAGTGGTTTTAGATGAAGGAGCTTCTTCGCTTACTTCTTGGGATTCGGTGAGTAATTTATCCTTTACTTCTTCTTGTAGCAAAGGATTATTTTTAATGTACTCAGTATAGTTAAATTCGGCCATTGTAATATATTTTTATTTATAAATATTAAGAGTCTATTGATTATTGCGTCTTTCTCCAGTTGATCTACGTCCTACATTTGTACGGGTTTGAGTATTAGGAGTTGTCCTAGTTCTTGGGGTTGGGGTATTCCTTGGGGTGTATTGATTATTTGGCCCTCTAGGAGTATTTACTCTAATTCTTTTAATTGGTTCCCTAAGTTTAGGTCTTGTTCTTGGAGGAGGGTTTTTTGGTCTTGTTTTAGGTTTAACCTTTGGTCTAACATAATTCCTAGGAACATAATAGTTATTATTCCAATAATAATTAGTGTTCCATCTCCCATAATATTGGTAGTAAAAGTAAGGATCGTTGTATCTCCAGTTGTTCCAGTACCAGCTATTATTGTAGTTAAATCTTGTATAAGTGTCATACTTTTGTTTTTCAAATTCACGTATTGAAACCGATACTGTATCCCCAGTTTCAGTTATAGCTAATAAACTTTTTATCTTAGGACGATACGAACTAGTTGTGTAAGAACCACATCTAATTAAAATAAAAGATAGAATTAAAATTAAAATTATTTTGTTTTTCCCCATGATTTACCTTTACCTTTATCTTTACATTTTCCTGGGGTAGGTCGGCATGATGGGTATTTAGCACGTTTTTCACCTTTGGATCTACCACAAGGTTTGTACTTCATTTTACCCGTTTTAGGGTCTTTTCTACCTGTATTACAATCAACCCAACCACCTGTTTTACCAGATGCTCCTTTTCTACTAAACCATTTATGTAATGATTCTTTTTCTTTTTCGCTTAATGTTTCAACGTGTTCTTTAACACCTTTCCAAATATCACCTTTACGACATCTTACTACCGCACCTGATTTATAGGCAGAGGGTTTATCAAACTTACGATCAGCTATTTTTAAACAGCGATCGCGTTTTGTTTTTTTTTCAAGTAAAATATCTACTAACTTAATCATCTTAACTTACATCCATTTCAAATACTGTAACTTCAATACCTAACCCTTTCATAAAGTCTACTACTTTATCTATATGACGATCATTTGAGATATCAATTTGGGTTGCATCCTGGAGTAATTTTTTAATATTATCAAAATCTTCACCTCTTTGTTTTTCACCATTTACACTAATAGAGTAAAGTTTACCATTAGAAACATAAGATATACCTATTTTTTCTATTTTATCATTCCATCCTTCAGTAATACTTTTATCTTCGTTTAATCTATAAGAAGGTGGGGTACAATCCATAAATTCACATATACCAACTACAAACTTATCCATTTCATCATCTGTAAGTTTTGGGTAGATGCTTTTTCTAAGAAATTCTATGGTTTTTGTTACAGCTTCGTCGCCACTTATATTTTTTGCTTCGCGGATTTTTCGGATATTCCACTCGTGTACATCAAAGTTATCTCTCATGACTTATTTTTTGGTTGTCTCGTATAAATATGCACTTAATAATGTTCCTATAGCTATCGCCTTAGTTCGCGCTTCATTAAGTTGTTCATTACTTAAATTTTTAACACGACTGCAATATTCAATACCTAATGTACCTATATATTCATCATTTATAGAATTTAAAGCAAATAAATAGGTTGATTTAGCTCCTGTTCCTTCAGCAAATGTACTTAAACCAAATGTATCATGTTTTGAATAATTAGGAATTAATATTTCTCCATTTTCATACATGTGGTTAAAGGGTTTTGTAAATAAAGAAACAGGTATGTTTTTATAAATATCACTTATTGATTTAACACCCTGTTTTGTTAGTTCATGGAATATAGAGAATTTTTGGATAGATTTACCTGTGGGGTAAAAATTACCACCATTGTGGAATTGGGATATCCACAATCGACATGCCCCCAATTCATCCTTGAGTTGCTCAAGTTGTTCATCTACAAGCATATTTGCTTTAATAGAAGAGACCACGGGATCTACTTTTTCTTTTTTACTATTTAAGTAATGTCTATATCGGGCTACTATGATAGGACCGATTACGGCTGATATTACAGCTACTAGTATCGCTAATTCCAATTCGAACAAAATTTATTTTTTTAAACTTTCTAAATATGTTATAACTTCATCAACACTTTCAGCAACTAATTCTTTATTTATCTTTCCTTTCCAACGTTCTACATCACCCGCTTCAGTAACAAACCCTTCGTTTGATTCATTTAGCTTTTCATTTACCCAAAGCTTATAGTCTTTTATTTTATTATCAATTTCGTCATTGTGTATTTTACGTTCATATTCTTCCCATTTGCCACTTTTCTTTAGCTCATGTTCCATATCAACTACACAATCGAAACACATTTTGTGGATATTATAAAATTGTTTATCCACTCGTTTTTTCATTACTCTACCACATTTGGGGCAAAGTAAAGGCATAACGTGTGCCTTTTTTGCTTTATCTAACTTAGTAATATTTTGCTTGATACCATTTTTAATAGTCCAAGTACGGCCATCGGCTTCCCAAATATCACCTTCTTGATGAAACTCACTTTTTTTAGAGAAACCAACACTAGATCGTGTTTTTTCACCATACTTTCCTTGTACAAGATTACGAATTCGTTCTACATCTTGTTTTTTAAAATCTTTTTTTAAAACATTTTCTTTCACAAACCTAATTTTTTTAATTCTGATATTACTTGAGAAGCTGATGTATACAATATACCAGTTCCCCCTGCAGCATTCCAATTATCTATTGTAGATGCCTTATCGTCTATAAGTATGTCCTTTTTTGTTAAGGATGGCTTAACTTTATGCTTTTCTTTAGCAGATTTAAATATTACTGTTGGTTTAGAAGGAAAAATATCTCCTGTATGGTTTCTAACCCAAAGTGCCTTACCTAAACGTGATTGTTTTTTAATTGAAGGTGCGGTTAACATTACATAATCATGTTTAGACACGTAGTTTACCAATTGGCTTGCACCTTCCATGGGGGGTATACCAACCCAAAATTTAATTTTATTATCACCTTCATCTATAAAATCCCAAAAAGCATTTTTACCATATTTAGCTTCAAAATCCCTAGGGCCCATACCAGATAAATCTCTAAAACGTTGTTCAAAATCAGCTACAACCCCATCCATATCAAGATAAATTTTGTAATCTTGCTCATCCTCTCTTAATCTACCTAATTCAGCAGCATAGGCATTTAAGCCAAATGGATCTTTTTTCTTACCTTCTTTTATACTATCTGTCCAACCTCTAAATGTCATTGTGCCTTTTAAATTAGCTTCTTGTTCTAATTTGGTTAAATTATCATCTTCAGTTGTATTTGTAGTAGTAATATTACCTAAACGTCCTTCTAGATTTTGGATATGGTGAATCATTTCATGAGCATATGAACGTACTATATCTTTAGGATGTCTACCTTCAGTATACAATACAATATGCTTTGCATCTGGGTCGTAGTATGCTGTTTTACCAAGGAAGTCTTTTGCATTTTCTGAATCTCCATCTATAAATTCTAGAGTAGGTAAAGGTTCAATATTCATGCCTTTATCTAACATGTGATTAGTAAATTCAGCTATTCTTTTTGGGATGTTTATGTTATCAGTATATGAAGCATGTTCGTTTAGTTTTTGTTTTTTTAAGCGTTGGGTTTTTGCTTTAGATGCTTCTTTACGTTTTTTAATATATTCAAATGCTGATTTTAATTTCTTTTTCTTAGCAGGATCTTTAGTTCTAGATAAAGCTGCCCTTACTCTTTGGTGTATTAAATTTATAACTTGAGATTGTCTAGCGTGAGATTTATTTTTAAATGAAGTTTTATTTAATGTATCTACTACATCTTGTCTAGTACTAAATTTTACTTTTACTGTATCACTAGGATCTTCATCAGTGTATAATCTACGACCTGATCCTTTAGGTTTTTTACCAGTACCTTTTTTAGGATCAGCTTCTGTTATATCATCGTAATAGCCTTCTAAATCAATTAATACAGTATCATCATCTGCTATTATTTCAAGATTAGGAAAATTTTTCTTTACTATAAGTTTATATAATTTTGCTCTAGTATTTGAATTACCTTCTTCTCCTTCTTTCCCCTTAGTAGGTTCAAATTTAAGGTAATCAGCATCATCTACTTTATCTATATGCTTCTTAGTTATATCAGCTACAGTGGACATAATCTTTAAGGGTTCATTCCCACCAGTTAAAGCAGATGAAGAAAAGCTATCACCCTCTTTACCTTTAGCAGTAAAAGCCATAGAATAAGTTGTAGCAACATCTGTTTCTTCCCTTTCAAAAACAACTTCGTATATAGCACCATTGTCTGTAGTAAACTTGTAATAACTATATGGAGAAGATTTGGATGAGGGTAAAGTAGTAAATTTATATGGTGTTTGGGATAGATCTCCTATTTCATTTATATTTTCACTTATCTCATTGTTTAATACAACAAATATACTTTGTTTTTCTTGAGTAGATAAAAAATCAGGTAAGAATTGATTTAATTTTTCTGGGGATACTTTGGAAGCATTACGAGCAGCAGTTCCAGATATACCTCCTTTGGTTACAATAGTACGTAATTCTAAATTGGGGTATTTTGTAATAGATTTAGTACGTGAAGCAATATCAGCAAAATCAGCTTCATTTTCTTCTCTAGCACCTATAACCCATAATACTTCATCATCAGGGTTATTTTTAGCATAATTGTATACTTCTTGAATTGGTGGTTTTGATGAAGCTACTACTTTAACTTTAAATGGTAGATAATTTCTATATATACCCCATATTTTAATTGAATCTTCTTGGGTAATACCATCTCGTTCTCCCTTACCTACAAAAATAATAAATTCATCTATTTCGGGGTTTTCATCTAGAGCTTGTTTTACAACTTCAAAATGGCCTTTAGTTGGTGGTTTAAAACCACCACCATAAACAGCTACTGTCTTTTTAGATTGCTCTAAAAGGCCTTTTAATAATTCATTAACTAAACTCATTAAGATAAAAATTGTTTAATTTTAGATTGTGCTTCCTCTTTAGATAAACTATCTTTTGAAAAGTCACTTTTTAGTAGTTGACTTATATCTGCCTTCATTTCAGCATATTGTTTATCGCTTCTTGCTTTTTGAGCAGGTGTTTTTTCTTTAGTGCCTGTAGGTTTAAATGGATCAAGATACTTTTTAATAATATCATCTATATTATCCATTTTATTTTCTAATGTGTTAGCTACTAATGCAAAATTATTGCCAAACATATCTTTATATGGCTCATAATTTTTAGTAACGTTCATCCAAGTACGCATTACAATAGCGGGTGCTAAGCTTCTATCTTCACCACCTGATTTATCAAATCTATCTTGGTTTTGAGATAGTGAACGTTCTAGATCAGTATAAACATAAAGCATAAATACTTCATATCCTGCTTCTTTTAACTGGTTATTTAATTCTGTGGTTTGCTTTACAGATGCAGCTGTGCCATCTAATACAAATGATTCTTTACCTGCTATTACATTTTGTAATTCACCTTTAAATTCTTTATTTGCAGCCGCCATTGCTTTGGCTTGCTCGCTTCTTTCTTCAGGTGTAGCGTTTTTTAGATCTAATGTTACGTTTGCTTGTTTTAATTTACCAATAAAAATATTATCTATATTCATGGTTTTTAAACCACCTAGATCTAATCCTTTTAAAACATATCCCTTACCCGCACCAGGTGCACCTGCTAGGATAATAGCTTTAGGTGTATTTACTTGTTCAGTAAGTAGGTCATATAGTTTTATCATAAGGACTATTTATTATAAATATTAATGACTTTATATATTATACAATAATATTATCATTAAAGAAACGACGATAATCTCTTATTTGCTCAACAAGATACTCATCGATGTGACCTTTTTCAAGAAGGGATTGTAATTTATCATTGAATTCTTTTGTTGGTAAATAGTTGAATGTGTTGAATGTGTTTTGCATAACCTTTATTTTTAATTATTAATACAGGGTAAATATACGCTGAATTTCTAGGGTAGCCAAATTTTTACACGGTTCTCTTTACTGTAGTTTGAAATGAAGTTGTAGCTGGTTTGTGTTTTGGGTTTTCTAGATCAAATAAAGCTTTAACGTTTCCAAAAATATTTAAATTTTCTTCTTGTGTTCTAGGAGACTCATATATTTCCCAGTTTTTACCTTTTAAACGTTTTCCACTTTTATCTTCGCCCCTTGATTTAGATTTTAACCATAGTACACCTATACGGTCAGCTTTTTTACCAAAACATTCTTCATAACATTTAGCATAAACCGCACCTTGTAAGTCATATGTAGTTTGCAAGTGGTTTGATGTTTTAAAGTCAATAACCCATAATTCACCATCAATTTCACAAATACAATCTACAGTACCAGCTATTTTTAATTTATCTGAGAATAAATGGGTTTCTGTTTCAATTAAAGTTGGTTTATAGGTTTCCCAAAAGTCCACAAAACGTAAAAACATTTTCCAGATATCAGGGTGCATTGTAGGATTACCTTTTTCATTAAGAAAATTCATCTCTTTACCTTCGAAGTACTCTTCTATTAATTCGTGTACTTGGGTACCTTCTTCAGATGCTTTTTTAACAATCCAATCTGCACTATATCCCACTTTTTTAAGCCAATCTTCAAAATGGCGTCCTTTAGGATATGCTTGTAAAACATATGTTACAGATGGATAATATTCTCCATTACGTCTATAATAGCGTGAGTCCGGTAGTGTGATCTGTTTGTGGTCATCCGAGATCTCAAGGATCCGGGCATATTTCTTCTTAATCATAAAGCTAGTTTCCTTTCCAATAAACCAGAATAGGTAAGTGGTTGGGTAGTTTGAATTAATTTAGTGAAATTAACAAAGCCCATTTCACTCGGGTCTTTATCCTGTAAATCTACAAGATAGACTTCTTTACCTTCTGCCATTAGATTTTCACAAAAGCGTAAAGCTTGTTTAATTGCATCCTTATCTAATGCAATGTAAATTTTGTCTACAACTGAAGTAACTATTCGTTTCATTAAGCTACTTTGAATATTTTTTCCTAATAATGGTATAGCATTTCGTTTTATAGCAATAGCATCAAATAGTCCTTCACATATTACAATTGGTATATTCCAATTAATTAAATGTTCATTTGGAATTATATCTCTACTTACTGAAGGATTTCTATATTTTATATATGGTTCTTTTTCAAATGAACGGGCTGTAAAATAATTTATACTACCATCTTGATTATAAGTGGGAATAATAATCATGTTTTTATATTTCCCTTTTTTACAATAACCTATATTATATTTTAAAATATCGTATTTACTAATATTTCTACGTTTTAAATAGACCAATGCATGACGAGCAGATATATCGCTTAAATCACCAGTAGATAGACAAATGTATTCATTAGGTAATGCAATACTATATTCAACTTTAGTTTCTTTAATTGACTTAGAAGTTTTAACTAATGACTTTAATTCTGTAAACTTTTTAGCTTCTACTTTAAGTTGTTTGAATAGGTTATATATAGTAGTACCTCTAGCATTACAAGCCCAACAATGCCAAGGGTTTTTACCTTCGCGATTTTCTGTCAAATTAACCTCAAGCTTAGGTTTATGGTGATGACAGAAAGGGCAATGATAAGCATAGTTGTTTCGAGCAGTAGATTTGCCCGATCCTAATACAGAATTAACTAAGTTAACTAATAACTGATTTACCATACATGGTAATATACAAAACTAATCTTTGTTTTCAAAAATATCTTCAAAATCTACTTCAAAAAAATCTTTACTATAAAATTTTCCTAAAATATTATCATTAAAATATTCCTCAGGTTTTTCTAATACCTGATATATCATTTGGTATTGTACTTCGTAATATGTAAGTAATTTTTTGGATGGGGCGAATTTAAGTATTTCACGTTGGAATGCATCGGGTCCATCTTCTTGTAGTATTTGTTTAATACCTGCTTGAGAGCCATAATATGTTTTCCAATCTGATTCTTTAACTGCAAGTTTGTAGGATGGTCTTCTACCTACTACATGTTCCATTTTAGCGAGTTCACGTTTTCCTATTTTCATTTTTTTAGTATGATATAGGACTTTTTTCCCAATGTAAGCTTTACCTGTTGCTTTATGAGTAGTCATATAAACAAAGCCGTAAGTATTTTCAGGGAATTGAGAGATATCTCCTATTTCGTTTTGATTATAGGTCCAACTCATAAAAAAAGTGTTTAAGTATAAATATTATAAAGCATATGAAATCATAGAACCAGTATTTGGACTAGCAGGAGTACCTGGAGTTCCTGGGCCTGCTGTAAATTCAGTTGTCCAATTTATAGTTGAAGGAGTTCCTCCTCCTGCTGTTAATCCTCCATTTGCTGTTCCTCCTCCTCCCATTAAACATCTAGCAGAAGGCATATTAGTTGCTGCTGACCAAGAAGTACCATTATAAGTTTCTACACAGTTTCTAATTGAAGAGGGGGTTGAAGCTCCACCATAAGCAACTGTAGAATTTTGGGTTCCGGCTGTTACCCCACAAGCTCTAGCAATAATCATATTTCCACCACCCGACCAAGAAGTGCCATTGTATTCTTCAGTACAAGTTATAGAACTACCTGCGGTACCACCTGATTTTATTGTAGCATTTTGAGAACCTTGTCCAAAAGGAATACAAGCCCCTTGATTAGAACTAGTTCCTGTAGTCCAAGAAGTACCATTGTATTCAGAAACAGAACTAGCTGCACCATTACCCCCAAATTGTACAGCAGCATTTTGTGTTCCTGCTGCTGATAATTGGCTTTTATTGAAAGGGGTTGCCCCTCCAGTACTCCAACTAGTACCATTATATTCTTGGGTACATCTATTTATTCCACCAACTGGTGATTGATTATATCCTGAAATCATTAATCCTGCATTTTGAGTACCTGCACCCGCACCTACTTGCTGACCAATAATTAAAGCACCACCTGTAGACCAAGCACTTCCATTATACTCTTCAGTACATCTATTGTTTGGGGAAAACCCACCCATAACTGTCATAGAATTTTGAGTACCACATTTAGTACCACTTAAAGCTGCTCTAGAAACACTAAGATTTCCACCACTAGACCAATTTAATCCTCCAGGTACAGCAGGTGTACCTGGTGTAGCTCCACCCCATTCAGTAACACTAACATTGATTTGATTGCTAGCTGTATTAAACCACATAAGGCCCATAGATGATGTATTTTCAACTTTAGGTAATTCAAAAGATCCACTTATAATAGTAAACTGTAGCTCTGCCATTTTATATTAGATTTATTGATCCGGTTACTATTGAATAAGTTCCTGGTGTTCCTGGTGTTCCTGGGCCTGAAATATATTGATATGTAGCACTAGTAGGGGTAGAACCACCAGTAAATCCTGTAGCTATAAAAGCATTACCTATTTCACCAGAAGTAGCATTTCGTGTTGATGCTGGGCCTGGAGGTTGGTCGGTTGTTGTCCAAGTACTCCCATTGTAACAATACATACGAGCAAGAGTAGGAGCTCCATTGATTTGAAATGTAGAATTTTGTGATCCTTGAACTCCTAAACCTTGACCATAAGGACTATTTTGAAGTAAATTCCCTCCACTACTCCAACTAGAACCATTATATTCATTAGTACAGGCATTACCTGATATACCTGATCCAGCCTGGGATAAACCTGCATTTTGAGTACCTGCTGCCCCTACATTATATCTGCCTGCTGGGAGGTTACCACCATTAGACCAAGAAGTACCATTAAATTCTCTAGTACCCGTTAATTTAGTAGTAGTATTAGGATGAAATCCTCCAAAAGCTAAAGCTGAATTTGTTGTTCCTGTTTGACCTGCAGCTGCGTGGTAAGCTGGTAGTGCTTGTTGGGTACTCCAAGTAGACCCATCATATTCTTCTACACACAATCTACGTGAGGTTGAAGGACCAGCACCTCCTACTGCTAACGCTGCGGGTTGAGATCCTGCTATTTGGGCTCCCATTCTTCTAGCATTAATCAAACTTCCTCCGGCAGACCAAGTAGAACCATCATATTCTTGTGAGCTAGCATTATATATATTAGAGGGAGAACACGTACCCCCTGCTATTAAACCTGCGGTTGCATTTCCTGCACCTCCTGGATCATAATTTGCAGTAATTACATTTCCCCCAGTACTCCATCCTGATCCTCCTGGTGTGCCAGGTGTACCTGGAGTGAAACTACAAAAAGTATATTTTATAGAAGAAGTTGAATTTACATCAGAACCACAATTAAACCACATAGCTCCTGCTGAGCTAGTGGTGTAAGATTTATTTTGACCTAATATTAATGAGCCTGAATAGTCTAATGATGCTGAAATAAGTATTGCCATTTTATACTGCTGTTATAGTTACATATCCATGAGTTCCTACTGCTGCTGAAGTTATAATGGAAGTAACTCCACTCGATAAGTTATTTATACTACCTCCTCCTGTACCTCCAGATAAAGAATTACAAGAACATGATGGTAAACCACCGCCACATCCACCTGTATATCCTCCCCCACCACCTGCTGAATAGGGTCCTGAAGCTCCACCTCCACCAAATCCTCCATCTTTATATGATAAATTACCTCCATTAGGTAAAGAAGAATTTATTTGTTCACCACCCCCTCCACTTTGTTCATCGGTACCACCTCCAAGCCAGCCTCCTCCTCCATTACCTGAGTTTACACATCCACCAGCTACTAGGCCTCCATAACCTGTAGTAGGAACTGCAGAATTTGGAGATCCAGCAGAAGCTAAAGATCCTTGGGTTGTTTGGGCATTTCCAGCATCAACACCTGTTGATCCTCCTCCACCACCTCCTGCTATTGCTATAATAGTGCCAGTAGAATTACCTGCAATAGTTCCAAAAGATACAGCTGTTGCTCCTCCTCCTCCACCACCAGCACCACTACATGTACCAGCTCCATTAATTCCTACTTGACCTACAACTATTCTTACTACATCACCTGAGGATAAAGTGTATGTACCTGTACATCTTGCAGGTTTACCATAAGTTGAATCTCCACCACCTCTTCCTCCAGTTGCTCCTTGAATTGTGAATGAATAATTTCCATCTGAGGGGACAGTCCAAAATTGAATTCCATTATTTACAGTAAAATACCCAGATAAAAAAGCTTGACCACTATATGCGGTTTGACAATTTGATAAAGAAGGTCCTGAATATCCAGTAGTTGATGCATTAGTAAAAGTATTAGAAGTAAATTCATATAAAGAAGGAGCTGAACCTGATGAACTGGGGGAAGAATTACCTAATTCTTTAGCAATAATGCCATCACCACTCCACCCACTGTATTCAAATACAGAAGAGGAATCATTAAACCAAATATAACCTACATCTGTAGTATTAGAAGCAGTTGGAAAAACAAATGATGATGATTCATCTATTTGTAATGATTGTAACTCAGCCATTTATAAAAAATTTAATTTATTATAAATATGGTTTATCAAATAGAATTTAATATAGTGTTAATATTAAATATTTGCCTTACATCCATATAAGGACATTCATGAATATTATTTTCGAATTGGTAATCAAAAGTATATGATCCAATAAGTTGATTAGCTTTTTTAGGTAAAATTGCTTCAATATTTGCATGTAAATCATAACCAAATACTTTAGGTGAAGTACCTACCCATAATACTGTAGATTTTTTATCTAGAGCAGCAGCAGCATGTTGTAAACAAGAATCAATTAAAACAAGTTTTTCTGCTTTTACTACCAAAGAAAATAATTCCATATTAGACATATTTTGATCCATTCTCTCTACATTATCCAGTGGATACCCCTCTGGTCTTGTTATTTGGATAATATGATAGTGTTGGTAATATTTTTTAACTATTTCTTGTGCTACCTCTATAGGAATATCTCGAGTCCAAGAATATGAATATTTTTGTCCTTCCATAGGACCACCCCCAGTTTGAATTACCATTATAGGTTTTGGTCTTTCCCATAATCCTAAAAGCATACCTTGAGGATAATTTGGTAATATAACTGGGAGTTGTTTTTTGTATTCTATATCCATTAAATCACACCAATTATGTACTAAATGTTTTTTCTTAGTAATATGATCCGATTGATTATATGGTTCATGTTTTGATATAATTACATCTTTTCCTTCAATATAATCTTCGTAAAAATATGGTGATTGACCTAATTGGAATATTCTATCTACATCTGGGTTGTTTAAAAATACTTCAGGCCAAGAAGTAACCATTATTAATTTGCGATCAGGATATTTTTTCTTTATATCCCTTATTAAAGAAGTTCCAGCTACATTTTTACCTAAACCTCCTTGAATATGCCAAATAAAGTATTTTTCTTCAGATTTAGGGAGATGGGCTTTATATGTGTATCCTTGTTCCAATATTAAAATTTTAATTCAGTTAAATCTTCTTCGTTTCCAAATCCTACAGTTGGAACTATATTAAAAGCTAAACTACAACGAGTAGATTTTGTACTATTTACAGGAACTGAATGATGTAAATAAGAAGGGAATAATAGTAATAAACCAGGGGTGAAATTTATATCAAAAGTTTCCCAAGAATATTTAAATGAACGTTTATCAAGCACGGTAGAAGGTCTAATTGCATTAATATGCATCCCACCTGATATTTTATGAAATCTAATAGCAGGAGTCTCAGGTTCAGGAGTACCAAAATAAAATACTCCTGAAATTAAACTATTAGGGTGGGTATGTTGGGTATGATGTTGGCCTGGGTGTTTGTAAGATAGCCATGATTGACCAAACTTATAAGATTTATAAGTATACCCTAATTCTTTTCCAAAGTTTTCAGCTGTAGTTAAAAATAATGATTTTAAATCTTTACATTCAGGTTCATCTAAAATGTAAGAATTAGAGGACCTGTCTCCATAATTATCAGCATCTACCCCCTCACCCTTTCCTTCATCACCTTTCATTTTTTGTTTAAAAAACCAAGGAATTACACCACTATAACTTTCAGGAATAGTAGTAGTTAGTAATGGGGTTGGGAATAGTTCTAAAATTTGGGTTTCTTGATTAGACATAACGGCTAAAAATTATTTCTGATATTGTTTCTTTATCTCCTAAAGTACCTGATGTTAGTACATTTACTCCTAATGATTTACGTACTCTATTAGTAGTATTAGGGGGAACCCCATGGGTTAAATATGAAGGAAATATAATAAAATTATTTTGTTGGGGTTTAAAAAATATTTCTTCTTGAGAAAAAGGATGATTTTGGTAATCATCTAATAAAGAAGGCTCAAGATAGGGACGATTAAATGATTTTACTTCTTTTGAAAAACATATAGCTGCATCTTCAGGTTGGCAATCATAATAAAACACACCCGCTAATAATGTATTAGGGTGAACATGTGCTTTATGAAACATCCCAGGTTGTTTATAAGATAGCCATGATTGTGAAAATTTTAATTTTGTATACTTATAACGCATTAATTCAGTAGCATACTCTTCAAAACATTGCATAAACCAATTAGCTAAAGGTTTGCAAACTGAATGGTCTATTATATATGAATTTTTAGATACTTCTCCATAAGCACCTTTTCCGGGTTGCATAGGACAAGAATCAAAATATTTTGTTATTTCACTAGTATCCTCTTCATATGTGTTAACATATAAAGGAGTTGGAAATAAGGAAAATACTTCTGCTTCCATAATTATTAATATACAAAATTATTGGTTAGGAGACACGAAATTAAAAGCAATAGATATTCTTTCTTTATTACTTTCATTCCTATCAACTGAATGTTTAACCCAGGAGGGAAATAAATAAAACATAGATTCTTTAACTGGGCAAGGAACTGCCATAGCATTAGCCATAGTTTGTTCTCTTTCTACTTTAGAAGTTAAAAAGAATTCAGCATTATCTCCTCTATGTAAAATTAAATCTCCCATATTTTCTTCGGGGACTTGAACATAGTAAGTACCACTTAATACACTATTTTGATGATCATGTGGTTCGTTATAATCGTATTTACCGTTAATATTTATCCACCAATTACCTAATATAAGGTTTGATGTTCCTAGATAACGCTGAGGTACATCATTGACAAATACAGTTAAATCATTAAATAATTGATCAAGTGCTGGGGGTATAGGGGTAAGGAGTTCTCCACTATGCCATCCTCCTCTATTTGAGATATCAACACCAGGCTTTTCGTCTTTTACTTTATAACAATACTCAGCTATTGATTTATTATCAATATCTTCTACAGGACATTCCCAAACTGGGGTTGTCCACCATAATCTTTCAAAAACTTTAAATTCCATAACTTTATTTTACCTAAATGGACGTCCTCCAGTCCAAAATACTAAACATCTTCTTTCTCCTCTTGTAATTGGTTTTACTCTATGCATACAAAAAGCAGGAAATATAATTACATCTCCCTTTTCTCTTGGAACAGTATTAGCTTTATCTCCACCTAACCATATTTCAAAATCTCCCCCTTCATAATCATCAGAATCTGATAGTTGGACTGTCATAGCTAGTTTACGTCTATTAACTCCATAAGCTCCTACATCCATATGCCAATCTAAATGGCCTCCATCTTCGGGATAAACTACATAATGAATAGGATCTGTAACTATATCAATATCAAAATGAAATAAATCTTTATTTGCTTCTAAAGCTAAAGGAAATAATAATTCATATAACCATTGGTTATAGGGTTGAGGAGTTATATATGCAATATCTCTATTATTAGTTTTATATGAATCTGTATCATCCCCTAACTCTGATATTCCGGTTCTCCCTTTTTCAAATTTATAATTAGCAGATACCATATCGTTTAAGTCTTTAATCATTTCATCATTAAAAACATTTTTAAAGTAATAAAAACTATTCCAATTAGATTTAGGAGGAGATTCATTATAAGGGGTTAAAACTAAACGATCTTCGTGAAAATTAGGTTCTTTCATATTCTATTCAATTAAATTAAACCATCCAGTTAGTATATATTTTGTTTGAGTAGGAGAAACTATTCCTCTATGGGTATACATCCAATCCGAAGGCCATATAACTAGCTTTCCTTGTTTTGGCTCTTCAAAATGGTGTTGATATAAAAACTCTGTTTCTCCTCTATCAGTTACATCATTTAAATATACCATCCAAACCAATATTCTATTTGAATAATTTAAACTAGCTCTTTCACAATGCCAACTTGAAAATCCTTCTTTTGGTAGGTATCTTTGTATATTAAAATATGTAGAAAGTTCAATAGGATCTATTTTATTAAAAGCTGTTAAGTGTCTTTCAATATAATCACTTTTTCCTTTTTCAACTACTTCAACTAAAGAAGTAAGTAATGAACCCCATGTTTTATCTTGTAAATATCCAGGATGGAAAGTTATATCAGTTGATTTTTTACCTTTATCAGAAGTATGTTCCCCAGAACTATATAAAACACCTGGTTTTTTTTCATCTGATGCTTCAAAAGTTTCTATAAATTGATTACATAACTCAGGAGATAATACTCCTTCTTTTCTATAAAGAAACATATTTTATTTTATCCCTCAGAAGATTGATTTAACAATTTTTGAGCTTCTTTAAAACTTAACAAATTACCACTTTCTTGTTGTAATCTTTCTACTGTTTTAAGTGGTCCTACAGCGTTAATAACTTCAGCTGGTCCTGCATTTGGGCCTAAAGCTTCAGCCCTATTTTGTAAAGCTAAACGATATGAAGTAGCTTGATGAGAGTCTACATTTTGACTATCAAATGAACCATCATTTAATTCTGATTTGATTTGAGACCATAACTTCAATTCTCGTACTCTATCGTGGGCTGTTTGTTCCATATTAGCTTTTCCATACAAATTTTCATCTAAATCAATTTGTATTTTTCTTGCTTTCCAATCATCTCCTTGATCAATTGCTTTCTGCATTTTACTTTCAAGCTTTTCTCTATCTAAAGCACTACGTCTTAAATCAAAGGATAATCCCATTAATGCATCAAACATAGATGACATTTCTCTAACTGATTGCCAATATTTAGATGCGGATGTTGGATGTTTACCATCATTAAGTACTGAAATTCTCATTTCAGTTTCGGTACGGAATATTTGTTTTTTGAGCCAGTTATCTGTTAGCTCCTCTTTGAGTTCAATAACTGCTTTAGCATCTTCTTGTTTTAAAACCCCTAATATAGGTTTTAAATCATCGGTTATAACTAGATTTTTTTCTTCGGCCATATATATAACTTTATTTTAATATTAATATAAAAACTTATTTAAGATATTCCAAATTATTCTCTAGGAAGGTCATAAGTAAGTGCAGAACCACTTAATTCTCCTTCTTCAAAAAATAACCCATCTATAGATGCACTAATAATAGCTTGAGCTTCTTCTAATGTTTTTTCTTCGGCTTCTACTCTACTAGCCCATAATTCATTTTCTGTTGACCATAAACTACCAGGATGTCCTGCTATATGAGCTGCAGAATTATCTTCATGAGTAATGAATCCTTTTCCTGTATTGGTAGATGTATAATATTTTAATGCCATGATATATTATTTTTATTATAAATATGTTAAGATAATCGTATTTTTACAAAGCTTCCACTTCTATATAATCCTCCTAGAGGAATACCTGCACTAGCAGCTTCTGTGTCATCAGCATAATCATAACTAGAAGATATTCTTGATAAGGTAATAAACCCACTATCAGTAGTACTTAAATAAGATCCAGTAGTAATAGTAGTGGTTCCAGGAGTAGCAGGAGATAAAAATGCTTGAACATTAGTTGCCGATGTAGCTGTAGATTGTTGATAAGAACCTATACTTAAAGCTGCTGTTGAAACTCCTACATTATTAGTTCCACCTTGTTTACTAAGTATCATATTATTAGCTGAAGACCAAGATGTACCATTATAACAATCAGTACACAAATTATGCCATTGAACTGCATCATTTTGTGTTCCTGCTGCTGCATTATATCTAGCAGCTCCACTAGGGGTGGTTCCTCCTGTAGACCAAGCACTTCCATTCCATTCTACATTATTAGAAAAACATCCAGGAGAGGTTAAACCTTTTATAACAAGTCCTGCATTTTGGGTTCCTGCAGATCCTGCTTGGCTTCTATTAGCAGGTAGATTTGTTGCAGAACTCCAACTACTACCATCATATTGAGAGTGGAATTGATTCGTTCCATAACTAGGTGGAGCATATCCTCCAGTTTGTGAACCTGCATTAACTGTTCCATAACCTTGAGTATAAAAACTACAATTTGTTAAAGCACCTGCAGCTGACCAAGAAGTGCCATTATAAGTTTCAGTACAATTATTATAAGTAGGGATAGAGGGAGATGGGAATGTACCACCAAATTTTAAAGCTGCATTTTCTGAGGCTCCTGTTCCACCAGTACCTGTTGAAGCATGGTTTTGATTAGCTTCTTGAGACCAAGCACTTCCATTATATGAATAAGTAGGATCATCAGTTCCTCCAAAATATAAAGCACCATTAGTAGTTCCAGAACCTCCTCCTGAAATTTTCCCTTGTGGAACACTACTAACAGTTGACCAAACTCCAGCTCCATAAGTAGTTGAGGATTCCGAAGAGGATAAAAATTGAAAATCTGTGCTTCCACTTACTATTAAACTACCAGATATAATAGTTGAACCTGTAGATATTAATCCAGAGGAAAAATCACTTCCTCCTCCACCACTACCAGCATTTTCAGCGTATGAAGCAGTTATAGCATAAGAGGCAGAGGGAAAAGTATTGTTAGATTGACCACAAACATTAAAACTACCGCTTAAAATTAAAGATCCAGTTATAGTAGGGTTATAAGTTAACATATTTTATTATTTATTATTCTAATCGTATTTTTACAAAGCTTCCACTTCTATATAATCCTCCTAATTCAATTCCTCCTGAGGCTGCAGCAGTATCATCAGCATAGTCATAACTAGAAGATACTTTTGTTAAAATTACAGCGGATTTTTGAACTACATCTCCTGTTGATCTGCAGAAATGAAACCCAGATCTCCATGCACTAGAGTTTTCATATACTTCCGTTGATGTTTGCCTTGAATAGTTAGGTGGGGCATATCCTCCATGTGCCATTGTAGATATTCCTGTTCCTGTTCCTGTTAGATCTCTCCTTTCAACATTTAAGTTAGGACCAGTTGACCAACTATTACCATTATATTCTTCAGTAGCTGTTGTATTCCATGGAGAAGCAGGAGCGGGTCCACCAAAAATAAGAACACAACTAGTATCAACCCCACTAGAGGCAAAATTACGATTAATTACACTAGTATTTCCTCCACTAGACCAGGCACTTCCATTATATTCCACTGTAGTAGGGGTATCTGTAAAACTAGGATTAATCCACCCACCAATTACAATACCATCATTTACTGCACCCGAAGCGTTTCCTCCTGCTCTAACAGAAGGCATATCAGTTTCTGTACTCCATGCTGAACCATTATAATTTAAATGCCCACATGCCATAGATGGTGAGGAAAGGTTAGGTAGATCATAACCCCCAACTAAAAATCCACTGTTTTCACTTGTTGCATCACCCATAAGATAAGCCCCAACACACATACCTGAATAAGCAGGTGCTGTAGAATTAGGAATATCACTTATTGTACTCCAGCTACTACCATTGTAAACTTCTGCTTCTTTCCAAGAGGAATAAGGAGGAGTTTCATTAATATACCCTAGAGCCCCCATAGCAAGTATAGAATTTGCTGTTCCACCTGATGCACATTTAAACCCACCTCTACACATTGTATTTGAGGTAGACCAAGATGAACCATCCCATACTTGAAAGGATTTTTGTTGAGGTTGGATTGGACTAGTTGGGGATACTGCTGATGGATAAGTTCCACCTAGAATTCCTGCGCCAGCAGAATTTCCTGCGCTACCTGCTTGTTGGGTTCCTACAGGAGATGCTGTTGAAACAGCCCAAGCTACAGGATTAGGACCTACTCCATAATATGAAAGTTCTACACTTCCAGAAGTTTGTAAAGCATAAGGGGCATATGGAGTATCTCCTTCATATAGGTTAGAATAACCACAAACATAAAGTGAACCTGTGACATTTAAAGAACCCGTAACTCCTGGTTGATGTACTCTCATAGCTTATTTAGTTAAATTATCTAATTTTTTAGTTAAAATATTTATTTGTTCCTGTTGTTCTTGAATTGATTTTACAAGGGCAGAAACCATTTTAGAATAATTCATTCCTTCTACTTCTCCTTTACTGTTTTCAGAAACTAAGTTAGGATATATATTTTTAACAGACTCAGCAGTAAACCCAATATCTTGTTTTTGGTTTGATCTCCAGCTAAATTCTACAGGTTGGAGTTGTAATACATTATGTAATTGGGATCCTAAAGGTTTAACATTATCTTTATACCTTTCGGCTGAGGTTTCAATTAGACAAGATACAGTAGTTTTTCCTGTGTACTTATTATAATTAAACGATTCAGTTTGTTGGTTACTAGCGGCATGATAAACACCAGTAGTGCTACTTCCTCCTGCAACCATAGCATCACAATTTAGACCATTAGGGGTACTAGCCATAGAATGCATAGCGGGACCTGGAAGGTTATTACCAGCGGTCCAAGTGGTTCCATCATATGCATGGGAAAAATTTTGTCCGGGTGCAGGAGAAGGAGGGAGACCTCCAAATGTTAAAGCTTGATCGGGATTTCCAGCAAAACCATGGTTTGTTGTACAGTAAATCATATTTGCTTCTGATGACCAAGAAGTACCATTGTATTCTTCTGTTTCACAAGTATTAGTAGATGGATGTTTAGCTCCCATTGATACTAAAGCAGCATTTTGTGATCCTCCTCCACCTGAACATCTTCTACCTGTATTTAAACTACCTCCTGAAGACCAACTGCTACCATCAAACTCAATAGTACATGTCATAGCATTGGCAGAAGGGTTGTTGCTATATCCACTAAAAACTAAAGCGGCATTTTGTGTACCTGCACCTCTTTCTAACCCAACAATTGGGGTAGCTGTAGATGTAGACCAACTAGTACCGTCATATTTTTCAGTACAAGTACAATTTCCAGCTGTTGCAGTTCCACCAGCTGCTAAAGCAGCATTTTGTGTACCTGCCGAAGCATTTTGACTGGTAGCATTAATTTTAGCACCACCAGCAGCCCAACTACTACCATTATATTCTTCTGTTTGCATCCCAAGAACAGGACTGGTAGGGAAAAATGCAGGGGAACCTCCAAATAAAACATAAGCATTAGTTGTCCCAGTACCACCAGCACATCCATTTTGTCTACTAACACTAATAGATCCTCCAGTTGTCCATGTTATACCAGAAGGATAATAGGCAAAATCTACACTACCCGATACATTTAACCCACCATTTATAGCAGCATCTCCGGTATAAGGAAAATCACTTCCTCCTCCACCTCCACCACCTGAACCTGTATCTACTGTTACACTTTCAGTTGTACCATCTCCTTGAGTAAAGGTAATAGTATTTAAGTTTACAGATGATGATATATAAAAAGAACCAGTATCTACTGATCCACCACCTGTAGATGATATAGTAACATCTCCAGTAGATTGATCAACTGATATACCTGTACCTGCTATAATAGAAGATACCCCACTACCTCCTCCTCCTGCTGATGCTAAAGAAGCTGAAACAGAACCCCAATCGTCTATATATACATCTGATCCTGTTATAGATCCAATGGTCCCAATATTTCCTGATGAAGTTATGTTTCCTTCAACATGTAATAGGGCTAATGGTTGTGCTATACCTATACCTATTCTATTAGTACTTACATTTGAACGAAATAGGTTTTGTATACTACTACCAAATATAGCAAAATCTGTATTATTTTGACCAGGATTAACTACAACTTCATCTGTAACTCCAAAATATCCTTCTCTTATGAGGAACATATTTTCCCCACCTGCATTAAAGTTTATTGTATCAGAGCCAAAATCAATATAAGTATCTGAATCTCCATCATGGTGTATGGTATTTGTTGTAAGATCACCTGTTATTGATCCACTAAATGATCCACTAGCTTTTAAATCATATAAATCAATTAGTTGAATTGTATTGCCCATTCCATTTCCATGAACGGTACAGTAATATTTTAATGAGCTTGAAGTAGCAAAATCTACATCAAATTCTACATAAGCACCTGCGTTACCTGCTGTACCTACTGTTGTAATACCTGTAGTATATGAAGTATCATCAGGTAACCTAAATGCAAAAGGATGACCACTATTACTACTATCTGATAGATCAAATCTATAAGTGGTACCTTTATTAAGAGATAATTTAGGGGCTGTTACATTATCAAAAGCATATTTATCTCCCCCATCATTTACTACTGTTACAGCAATTTCATCATACTTGTCTTCAGGTTGTAAAATGTCATACCATTCTGATCCTGAATATGCTTGGTATTTTCCTCTAGTAGTATTAAATATTATATCCCCTGTTGTATTAGATAAACTTCCTGTTTCTGAATTGGTAAATGAAGCTACTCTTAATGGGGAAGAAGTAACAATAACTGCACTAGAAGCACTTAAATTTAAGTTTGTTGCCGAATATAATGAGGGTTGACCTGTAGCATTATCATCTATATTAAATGAATAGGCGCTTACTGAACCTGATACATTTACTGATCCTGTTACTTCTGCTTTTCCTTCAAATGGGAATCCACTTCCTTCTCCTCCTGTAAGAGTAACAGAAGCTGTTGAATTAGTAATACTTACTCCTTGTACAGAAGATCCAGAGAATAATAAATAATCTGCTGTTCCTACATGGGTACTACCACTTGCTATATTCAAAACAGTCGTTTCACCTGAAGTACCTGATGTACCACTGGTTCCTGATGTACCTGAAGCACCATCTGTACCACTTGTACCTGCAGGATCTCCTGTCATGCTTGATAATATAGCATATCCAGCAGTTGCGCTTGAAAATGTAATTACTGTTTGGTTTGGATCTGATAAATCAATACTTGTAGGTTGGATAACACTTTTATTAGCATCAGTTATAGTTACATTTAGTAAGGATGATGATAAAGCATGATTAATAGTCCAAGTAGTTGAAGCAGAAGACTGATCGTGTTCATAAGCTATTCCACTAGTACCAGAAGTTCCTGATGTTCCTGTTGTACCTGAAGTACCACTTGTGCCCGAAGTAGCAGAAGTACCACTTGTACCTGAGGTACCATCAGTTGCACTTGTTCCACTTGTGCCTGAAGTAGCTGAGGTACCACTAGTACCTGATGTTGCACTTGTTCCTGATGTACCCGAAGTAGCTGAAGTACCAGATGTACCAGATGTACCATCTGTAGCAGAAGTACCACTTGTACCTGATGTGGCACTTGTTCCTGATGTACCCGAAGTAGCTGAGGTACCACTGGTACCTGATGTTGCACTTGTTCCACTTGTGCCTGAAGTAGCTGAGGTACCTGAAGTTCCTGAGGTTGCAGCAGTATATTCTGTTCCATTTATAGATAAAGAACCTGTAATAGACATACTACCTGTACGAACATGGGTATCATCTAAAGTATCACCAAATTTTGTTGAACCACTTGAATAGATTATAGAAGCAGTTTCATAAATTGTTTCTAAGTGGTTAATAGAAGCTGTTCCTTGTACTATAATATCACTTGAGAAAGTTACAGTTTCCGTAAAGGTATTAGAACCTGTAGTAGCATAAGATGAAGTTTGGGAAGATAAACTAGAAATATTACTAACATTTGTTGAAATATCACTAGCTAATGAAGCACTAGTAGAGGTAAAGGACCCAGATATATCAGAAGATATTTGAGCAGAACTAGATATTGTTCCGTCTGCAACCACATTAATTAATCCTGAACCGTCCCCAGTGAAGGAACCTGTAATAAATGAACCAGTTATTTCACTTACTATTGCTTTTGATCCTGAAATATCACTACTACCTGAAAGGTCTACTCCTTTTAAATATGCCATGTTTTAGTAAAAATCGATTTATTATAAATATCTAAATTAAATTAAATGTTTATTAAGTGGGACAATCTAGTTTATATTCCCAACTAGCTGGGGGAATTGGTGCGAAAAATTTAACTGTTGCTGTTGATGGTGATGCTGAATTTTTATTAAATATTGAACTAGTATTTCTAATAGAAGTTATAGTTTCAGTTGATAAACCTTTATCAGATAAAATATCGTCTAAAGGAGTTTGATAGCTAGAAGCACCAATATATCCTGTATTCACTACTTCACTACCATTCCATTCTATTATGGTTTTTACAGGAGATTGGGATGCTGTTATATAAAAATAAACATCACCTGTTCCTGATCCTAGATCTACTATTTGAGTTCTTGGAAAAGATGTGGTTGCATTATCTGTTAATCCATCAAAGGTTACATCACAATTAATCTGATCATCTGTAAAACAACTTTCATATGAAGATGTAGTATATAAAATATTATTTGAAGGATTGCTAGAAGTTATTTTTAATGTTATATTATTTACAGTAGAGTTTGGGGTTATAGATGAACTATATTCTACTCTAGTTTTACTATTATATTCATCTAAAATAATCCTATCACTATATGAACTTGATATTATAATAGAATCATAAGCTGATCCAGATATTCTAACTATATTAGCATTACTATTTTCACCTGTTGTAAAATAGTAAGAAGTTGTTGCTTCATCATAAAATATGGGTAATCCATTAATAGCACTAGGACCACTATTAAATGTACCCCCTGACCCTGAAAGATGATTTTCAGTAAATGAAGAAGAAGCAAATGTCCAAGGATTTGTAATTGGGTTAAATTCTGTATAATCATATGGATTTTTGGTTATATGTCTCATTACGAGAAGTTCATTTATTGTTGTAGCTGATATAGCAACAACTTCAGTTTCATTTTTACCTGCGAAGTATTTAAATTTATCCCAATTGCTAACTCCTCCAAAAAGACCATATGTAATAGGGGTATTAGCACCTCCGTATAATTCTTGAATATTACCATTATCATTTACTTGCCATCCATATATTTGGTTCATTACATCTGAAGATCCTAAATTTGTATCTTGTACTGGTTGGATAATAACATTACCAACTTTAGATAATCTACCTACTCTATTAAAGCTAAATAAAGATTTTATTTTTTCCCAAGAAGTACCATCACTTGGGGTACTTGTAGAAAAAACTGATTTGTCTGTTTTATTAGTTACAAACCATACTCCATTAGAATATTTAATACTATGAAGGGTATCTCCAGCACTTATCCCACTAGAATTTGCAAAGTTTTTTAAAGACCAAGTATAACCATAGTCTGTGGAGTAATAATAATAAGAATTTCCCAAACCTCCACTTGTTACAGCAATTGCTATATTAGAGTCCATTTCTATTTCTTCTATATATTTAAGTGCCATAGAAGGAACTTCAGACCAATTACGTCCATTATCTGTAGATCTCCACATTTTAAAAAATCCACCAACAAGTATAGTATCTCCGGAGGAAGCAAAATCATTATAATTATGATTTCCAATATCACTATGAGATAAAACTTTACTCCAATTAGAAAAATCAGTGCTTCTATATATTCCTACGTCATTTGTTGGAGAACTTACACATACCATTAATGTTCCATTATTTACAAAAAATCCATTGAAGTTTTGAGTAGAACTTGCAATTGAATTACTAGCAGTAGTAACATTTACTACATTAGTTATTTCATTATTAATAGGAACAACATATTCACTTGGTTCCCCTACAAAACTAGCAGTATAATTTACTGTATATTCTATATCTACAGGGTTTCCTACTGAGGTAAGGCTGCCATTTTCTTTTGATTGGATATAAAAACCTCTATTATTATTTCCTAAGCCATAAGTACAATCATCAGCTGCATTTAAAGACATAGTAGTTCCAGTTCCTTGATAATAAAAAGGTTCTTGGTCTAACCAATCATTTAAACCTAAATAGTATCCGGAACTTACCTCACTAACAGAACCAGTATCTGTGAAATTGGGAAATTGATAAAAGCTGCTATATGAAGCAGATGTTATATATCCTTTTACAACTTCATAAACTCCATTATTATAAACAGTAGTAGTATCAAAAGGATCAGGAGAATTATAATTGTTCCAAAATTCTTGTGTATAATTTTTTAAATTTCTTCCATTTGAACCTGAAATAAACCAGTTACTAGAATATGATTGATTAGTATAAATTATAGGTAAACCACTATCAGTTGCACTACTTCCTGAAGTTGTTATATATTGAATATCATCTATTGCTCCGTTAGTAGTATGATAAAAAGTTTTATAATAAAAAGAACTTCCAGTTGCATAATAACCATCAAGAACTTTTTGACAACCAAACCCATCATAATATAAATTAGTACCAACTGCTAGAGATCCTGTATAGAAAGCACTAGCAAGTGTAGGTTTAGTTTCATCTTTAATTTCATGAGTGAAATGAGCTTGAAAATAATCTGGGTCTTCTTGGGCTGTTGTATAATTTCCTTGGGTTTGAGCTATTCCAATAGCTATATCATGATATTGACTTGATTTTGCATCTGCATCTGCTTGGCTAATACAACTAGTAAAAGAACCATAGGGCATTTCTATTAATACAGGGTCACATGTTTCAAAATCACAACAAGTAGTAGTATGAAGATAAGATCTATAAGCACTATAGTATATAGTACTTCCACCACAATAAGGCATAGGTTTTCCTGATGTGTAAGGGAGGAAAAATAATTTTGCAGGGTCAGTTACTAATGTAGGATCATCAGGTTTTATTGATTCTAGATATTTAAGTTCTTTAGGATCATTTTTTACTAAAGCAATAGTATAAGATAATTCTTTATTTGTTATAGACCCTGCGCTTTGTAAATAATAGTAAGCTCCATCACTATAATACCCATTATTTATTATACTTAAATCATTATCTCTATATAAGACACTTCCTGTATTAAGGTAAGGGGATTGAGCAAAATGGTGTAAAAAATCTAAACAAGGTTCATTGTAATATTTAGTTTTTCTAGAAAAATAATTAATTGCTACCCATATAAATAATAAAGCTAGCAGGGCAACTATAACTATACCCCCAATAGGACCTAAAGCGGAAGAAATAGCAGTACCAAATTTTAAAAGAGTAGGTGAAAAGGGACCTATTAAACCATTTAAAAATATAGATACGGATAATGAAGCATTAGCTACAACGGCAGTTAAAGAAGGAATAGCTAAAGCTAACCCCCCAATACCCAAAGCAGTAAGTAAAAGAGTTCCTCCTGTTTTAACATTTTTATCCCATCCTGAAATAAGATGTGTTAGAAGTTTTTGGGTTGAATGTTGAAATCCAGTTATAGGATAATGTTTTTTATCGCCAAAATGGTATTCTGTAAATACACTATCATTTGATTCACGTTGTGTAGTAACATCATACCCCATATAGTACCTATATTGTTGAGGTTGATCTAAAGAACTAGTATTTGATATTTTTGAAATTTTGCCTAACCCTTCATATAAAGGTTCTACACAGGCGGCAGAAGTTTCATTTGAAGAATTATAAAAATCTTTAGGACCTTCTGTTACGGTTTTTGTACTAAATTTACTGCTAAAACTGGGTTTAGTGGCTTTTAGATTAGTTTTTGTACCATATGCTCTATTTAATTCAGATCCTATTTGGTATACTTTACCTTCATATCCATAATAATAATTTAAAGCAGGACTTGATAAAGTTGGAGATGAATATATAGTAGTACTATTAGCTATCCAATTACTTATAGGAATCCTTGAATATAATTTAGTAGTTAAAGTAGATTGTTCTGCCCCTGCATCATAAGGTGAATAAACATGAACCCCTGTTTCATATTCATATATAGGAGAATGTAAACAATCTATAAATAATTGTACAGTAGCTGAAGATGGATTTTTAGCTGCAACTGATATTTCAATATTTATTTTATCTGTTTTTTGTCCTGGATCTCCATTTACACATACATAAAAGGTTTTTGAAAATCCTGTGTTATTTTCATCCTTAAATATATTTTCAATATAAGCTTCAGGGGGAAAGCTAACTTTATATAAATTATCTATATCATCTGAAACTGAAACTAAACTTCCATCTGCATCGTAAAAACAAATAGAACCATATTGTATATTTCCTGACCAAGATAATCTAAATTTAGTTATGCCATAGTCAGTTCCTCCTAAATCTAAAGTTAATTTTCGATTAGCAAATTTTAAATTTTTAGGATAACTAGCATCTTGGGTATTAACATATGAAGGTTTTGAGCTATCATATAAAACCCCATTATTAGTGTCCGGGAAGTTTAAAGGAACATATTGTGACATCTAATTTATTTATAAATATTTCATATTTGATATTCTATACATACACTTTTTTCTATACCCATACTAGCAGTAACTGATCCAGTCATATACTGTGATATGTCATATTCCAATAATCTTCCTCCACTTAGGGATATTCCAGGAACATTACTAGCAGATATTACAATGTTATTTGGGGAAGATAAATCATTTCTAATTATATTAATACTAGCTGAAGGAGTAGAGAGAATTTTATTTCCAACAGTATAAAATACTAATTTATGTATTTCTTCTGTTTGGCAAAGTTCATTAGTTTCTTTTATAAGCCCTTTACCCCCTACTGTTATACTATCATGATCAGCACATATAGATTCAGTTTTACCAGATTCTATGGTTACAGATGAATTATCTCCATTTTTAGTAAAATAAAAAGTAGAGTTAGCTTCTGTAGGGATTAAATCAGTATAAGAACTTGTAGTTGGTGCCGTTGTACTATCATTTGTATAATACAGATTATAGGTAGTTAAAGACCCAGTACATGGGGTAGGATTAGTTCCTTCACATACTATATGTCTTTGATTAGCGTGAAAACTCATCCAATACCTTCCAGGAGATAATCTTATACCATCTGTGTATTTGTCTCCTGATGAATTATATGCAGAAATACTTTGATAGCCTCCACCTGAAGAAAGAAGTGAGCCTGCTAAAGGGAATACATTTAAATTCAATTGGGTGAATGAAATATTAGAACTAGTATCTTCATCAAGATTAATTTTTCCACTTATCCAAATATTTCCAAAAGATTGGGGAACTTCTATTATGTTATAGCTTACAGACGTTATATATTGATAGTTTGTTGAAGTAAAAGTTTCTAGAGTATTTTTACCATTACTAAGATAAGGTGAACCTCCTTGTCCTACTAATTCATACTTTATTGGTGATTTAGTTAATGCTTTATATAAATATAATTTTGTATCTTGATTTTGGTCATATATTACAGGAGTATCTACTCCTCCAATGTTTATTATTTTAGAATTAGGAATATTACCTAATACACTATTACTAAAACTTAAATGTACATTACAAGGGGTTGTATCAGTATATGTAAAATTTGGGTTAAAAGCTGGTGGTTCTGAAGCGCAAAAACTAAATTCTTCAAATGGGGCCATATTATGAGATTGGTCATTACCATCACAATCTATATAATTTAAAGGGGTAGTTGCAAATCCTCCTTGTATATTACTAGTTATTGCTGTATACCTTTGACAAACTGATTGGTCATCCACAAGATTAGATAGTGTAGAATCAAATCCTAATAAACCACCATTATACTGATTACTAGTAAAACAAAAAGAACCAGAATTACTAAGAGGAGCTTGATCTTTTTGGATATTACTACACGAACCATTTTCATCAACTACAATAAACTTAGTAGTATTATCTGGTACTATAATTCTAAGTCCTGTAACTGAGGATAAATTAGAAAAAGGAATATCTTGAGCAGGATTACCTGATGAAGAAATAGTAGCTATATTACTAACATTAACTTCATTATAGTATATAGTATACTCTCCACTAGCATTTCCTTCTTGCGATCTAACATCAAATATTCTTGCCATAATTTATTTTTTTAAGAACATACAATTGTTTCTCCATCACAATTATGATAATAAGTTGCATTTCCACTTGTTACATTATATACTGTAGGATTTAATGACCCTGAAAGGTAATAATATCCATCTAAAGCATTAGAACTTAAATTATTATCTAAATACCAAGTTAAATTAGTTGGGGATGATCCTGAAAAGCTTGTTTTATTAAAATATACATCAATTTTTCTGTTACATCTAAAACATATATCATTTAAATTATCATTATAATTATAGCAATATGTTCTTTTAGTTACATTAGAATCAAATATAGCATAATAATTTATAACTTGAGTAGGATCGTCTACATTTGGTATTGTAAAAGAAGAAGTAAAACTAGTTGAAATTGTATTTAAAGATAAAAGTGCATTTTGAAGATTTCTCCCAAATATAAGAAAACTACCTGCTAAAGAAATAGGGGTAGAACTCCAACCTAAAAATATACTATTTTGAAAAGCAGAAGCAGTAGCACTTACACTAGCACCTTCAACTGTATCTACCCTTACAAAATCAATTGAGGAAGTAGAGTTTGATTCTACAGATCCAGAAGCTATATCTGATAGGAAATCTGTTTTAAAATTAATTTCAACATTTTCTAATTCAACTTCTACAAAACTACAAGATATAAGACAATCATCTAAAGGATAACCTCTATATTGAAGGGATTGGTTAATATCAGATATAGTTCTTGCTCCTCTTATAGATAATTCATCAAATTTACTAATATAAGAAGCTGAAATGAGTGAAGAAGTAGAACCTGAAAATTCAGTTATACCTGTTATAGTACCTCCCCCTGCTTCAACTCCACCTGCAATTGATTCAGTAGTTGTAGCACCAAACATCTCATATGATCCTGTATATGGTACACCCATGTTAACCTAGTTTTGATTCTATAGCTTTAATGCGTTCTTCTAGTTCTATTACCGCTTGATGGAGGTGGGCTAATATAGGTCGGTCATTCATAGTTAAATACCCGTCACCACCAGTAAATACGGCGTATGGTAGAACTTCTTGAACTTCTTGAGCTATAAAACCAGCATCAGGTTCTCCATGTTTTGTGTAAGTGTAAGCAGTAAATTGTTTTATTGTTTCTAAACTACCTGCAATAGCAGTTATATTATCTTTTAAATCTCTATCTGAAGTAGTTATAAAGTTATTAGCAATTACATTTCCTGAAGCTGTGATTGCTCCATTAAATCCTAAAGTAACTTTATCATTATTAGATCCTGTTACTATAATATTATTAGTAGTTTCATTTCCAACATCTGTTACTTGTTGTAAATTAGGGAATGTTGCAGAATCTAAATATGAAGCTGAAATACTTGAGAATATAGCATATCCCGCTTGTGATGAAGGGAAAGCAATTGTTGCTGTATTAATTGTAGGGAAGGAAATATCTTCAGTAATTACTAAATTGTAATTAGTATCTACAACATCTACATTTAAAGGTCTTGTTCCTAAATTATGAGTAATACTCCAATTAGTAGTAGCAGACGATTGAGTATGTACATATCCACCTCCACCACTAGTACCTGAAGTACCTGAAGTGCCAGATGTTCCTGATGCACCAGAGGTTCCTGAACTTCCAGAAGTACCATCTGCTCCTGCTCCTCCATTTACACCAGAAGTACCAGATGTTCCTGAAGTACCATCTAATCCATCATTAGCTGAAGTGCCAGATGTACCATCACTACCTGAGGTTCCACTTGTACCTGATGTACCTGCATTACCACTTGTTCCAGATGTTCCTGTTGTACCACTAGTACCTGAAGTAGCTGAAGTACCAGATGTACCACTTGTACCATCTGTAGCAGAAGTACCGCTAGTTCCTGAGGTACCATCTGTAGCTGAGGTACCAGATGTGCCTGAGGTACCATCTGTAGCACTTGTTCCACTTGTACCAGAGGTACCATCTGTAGCAGAAGTACCGCTTGTACCTGAAGTTCCATCTATAGCAGAAGTTCCTGAAGTACCACTTGTAGCTGAGGTACCACTAGTACCTGATGTACCTGTTGTACCGCTTGTACCAGATGTAGCACTTGTTCCTGATGTACCTGAGGTAGCAGAAGTACCAGAAGTACCGCTTGTACCTGTTGTACCTGATGTACCACTAGTACCTGAAGTTCCATCTATAGCAGAAGTTCCTGAGGTACCACTTGTGCCTGAAGTACCTGATGTACCTGAGGTACCACTAGTACCTGAAGTACCGTCTATACCACTTGTACCTGCAGGATTAGCTGTTAAGCTTGATAATATAACATATCCAGCTTGGTCTTCAATAAAGGTTATTACAGCTTGATTATTATCAGATAGATCAATATTATAAGGAATTATTACATTTTTATCTGAATCTGTTACAGTTACGTTTAATAATGAAGAAGATAAAGAGTGATTAATAGTCCATGTAGTTGAAGCTGATGTTTGTTCAAAAACAAATGCAACACCACTTGTACCACTTGTACCTGAAGTACCTGAAGTGCCATCAAATTCTTTATATCCTATTAAACCATCATTGTCTATTACTAATATTGTACTTTCTGAAGATTGTTCTTGTAAATCTTTTACTGATAAAGACCCTGTAATAGAAACGGATCCTGTATATTCATGGGTATCATCTAATGTGTCTCCAAATTTAGTTGAACCGCTTGAATAAATTACCGAGGCGGTTTCATATATAGTATGGATCATTCCAAATGAACCAGTTCCTGTTACTTCTATGTCTCCAGTTATAGATAAAGTTGATCCATCAAATGTCATATTTGATTCAACTGTAGCACTTGGAGCAGACCCATTTAAGGTAATTACACCATTATCTGTAGTACCAGTTAAAGATAATAAACCTGAAGTACCACTTGTTCCACTTGTACCACTAGTACCTGAAGTAGCTGAGGTACCGCTAGTACCTGATGTACCGTCTGTAGCACTTGTTCCACTTGTACCACTTGTGGCTGAAGTTCCACTTGTACCTGAAGTACCATCTGTAGCACTTGTTCCTGATGTACCCGAAGTAGCTGAAGTACCAGATGTTCCTGAGGTACCATCTGTAGCACTTGTACCTGAAGTGCCTGAAGTGCCTGAAGTTGCGCTTGTACCACTTGTTCCACTTGTACCTGTTGTACCTGATGTACCGCTTGTACCTGAGGTTCCATCTGTAGCAGAAGTTCCACTTGTACCAGATGTACCTGAAGTGGCTGATGTACCGCTAGTACCTGATGTACCTGAAGTAGCAGATGTACCACTTGTACCTGAGGTACCACCTGTACCTGATGTTGCTGCTGCTTCTTTAGTTCCTACAATACCATCGCTATCGATTACTAGTACTGTATCCTCTGAAGATTTTTCTGGGAGACCTTGAATAGAAAAGCTTCCTGTTGAATTAACTACACGATTAAGATTTATATCAAATGAACCTGTTGATTCTATATCTCCATCTTCTTTTGAGTAGGTAAAAGTTGTATAACTACCTGTAATTATAGTTACACCAGGAGAATATTCTTCTGTTGCTGAATATACAACATACGGGGATGGATTTGTACCACCAAAAGCTAAACCAGCATCTGATGTACCTGCTCCTCCATGGCTATTTCTTGCATTAATTAAAGCACCACCTGCCGTCCATGAAACCCCATCATATTCTTCAGTACAACTAAGTGTTGCGGGGTTAAACCCACCAAAATATATTGCTGAATTTTGTGTTCCTGCTATTGCTCCCTCTCTAGCACCATTAGTTGCAGTTCCTCCAGCTGACCAAGTAGTACCATCATATTCTAAAGAAGCGTTAATAAGTGAGGTGTCAAAACCACCTATAGTTAATGCTGCGTTTTGTGTACCAGTTGATGAATTTTGGCTTCTTGCTGTTGGAAGAGCTCCACCTGGACTCCAAGAAGAACCATTATATTCTTCAACACAACTATATTTTACAGATGTACAGTGACCACCTACAGCTAATGTTGCATTTTGAGTACCATTTCCTCCTAGGCGGGCTCTAGCAGTAGCCATGTTACCACCATTAGTCCAAGAAGTACCATTATACTCCTTAGTAACATTAGTGGCTGAAGGAGTTCCTCCACCAAAAGCTACAGCAGCGGTTTGTGTTCCTGCAGCAGCATGATTTAATCTACCAGGGCTAGGGAAAGTTCCTCCAGTTTGCCAAGAATTACCATTATATTCTTCAGTAGCAGTTAATGAAGGGGAACCTCCAATTGCTAAACCAGCATTTTGTGTACCTGCTCCTGCTACACCGGATCTTGCTGTGATTAAATTTCCTCCAGATGACCATGCTGAAGGTCCACTTGGGTTACTATAACTTACATCATGTGCAAATCCTACACTGCCAGTTGTTGCTAAAGATCCAGTTATATCAACTGATCCTGTGGCATTAATTCCACTGGTTACTTTTAAAGAGTTTAATTCAGCATCACTTCCAGAAATGATGACTTTTTTCCAACTTGGCATATTAACTAGTTTTATTATGGTTGGTTACTTCGGTTGTGCGAAGCCCACTTCCTTTACAGGCCTATAATACACTTATAAATATAGAAAAAAATAGATTAACTAATAGTTAATCCACTTTCTTTTAATTTTTTTCAATAAATTTATATTGATTTTGAAGTTTTAAAGTTACTTGAAATACATGTTCTAATTGTGCCCCTGTAAAGCTTGCTTCTTTTATAAAATGTAAAAGAAACATAAGTTCTTGTTCTGATAGAGAGCTTACATCTTTATCTTTTAAAAAGCTTAATTGAGAATTTAAATTTTGATTAGATTCAGTTAGTGTTTTAACTTGTTTTTTTAATCTATCATTTTCCCCAAGGGTAGAAGATAGCAGAGTTTCCTCCGCTATCTTCTTTGGGGTAATCCCAATGACTTTATTTTGTGATTTGAAACCCATTTAGATTAAACATAATTTAAATATTAATAATATAATAAAGATTATGAATAAATCCAAATGTCTTGATCACCACCTGTTTCTGTCCAGATGTTACCAGCAGCATTATATCTAGTATCTGGTACTGCAGATGCAATTGTAGCACTTGTATTTTCAGTTCCTGCTAAAGCAATTGATACATACCCATCTGGGGTAAATACACTAGCACTAGCATGGAAATCAATAGCAACTCCCCAACGTGATGGAGTACCACCTTGATTTTTAAATCCAAATACATCACCTACATCTTGGTTAGATTGTTGTACTACGATACCACCATCTGACTCAGCATCAGATCCTGAGTTTAATAGGATGAATTGGTCTGCAATTTCTAATGTGTCTTCATGTCGGAATGAAGAAGTACCTTCTACTATTAGATCACCATTAACTGTTAAGTCATTTTGTACAATTACATCATTTGGTAAACCAACTGTAATAGTTTGACCTGCAGCAACTACATCTACTTCATTAGCAGTACCTGCTACTGTTAATCCTTGAGTTTGTAAATCAACAGATCCAGAAGTTATACTAGAAGGTAAAGATCCTGAAATTTGTAATGTAGTAGCAATTCCAGTTAAGCCTGAACCATCACCTTCAAATGAACCACTAAATGATCCTGAATTGAATCCTGTCTCAGCAAGTGTTACAGATTCACCTAGTGATACTTCGTGACTACCAATTGTAATTGAAGAGTTAACTAAGCTACCACTAATTTCACCTGTTGAGTCGTTATAAGATAAATCAATTCCAGCAGCACCCGTAGTATCAGCTACACTAATCTTTCCTCTTACACCTGCTGAGAAATGGTCTGAACCAGTGTTTAAAGAAAGTGTTACTGAACCTGTATTAGATGCTTTTGTAATGTCAGCTCCAATAGTTCCATCAGAACCAGAAACAAATCGAATTTGATCAGCTGATAGATCAATAGATTCTTGTCCTGAATCAGCACCAACTGTTAAATCGTTAGCACCACCAATTTGAGTAGTAACATAATCAATGATAGCAGCATTAGTGGCTATTGTAGTATCATTATCATTATTAGCAATACCTTCAGCTTCAGTTACTACTGTATCTGCTGCTAGTTTAGTTAGAGTTAAACTGTTATCTTTAACTTCTAATTCGTTTGATCCATTTACACCTACTGTAGCATCGTCATACTGTACTGCAATCGATCCTGATTCTCCTAGAGATACAGATCCAATTGTACTAATTGCACCCGTAGTACTACCAGAGATATAAATAGATGAGTTTTGTAAATCGTCGTTACTAATACCTCCGTCTGCTAAGCTAATTTCTATTAAATCGGTACCAGGGGTTCCCGTTAAGTTGATAGCAGTTTCACCTGAAGCGGTGTTAAAGGTAAAGGAAGAGGTAGGACTAGAAGCTATTAGTTCTACTCCGTTGATTGAAGCCGTTGCATAGGAATCGTGGATAGATGTACTGGTTATATATCCAGCTTGGTTATCTAACTGTAAATTCGAACTCCCCGAAACGACTAGTTTTTTCCAAGTTGCCATTGAGAATAATTGTTTTAGTTAATAATTAAAATTTAAAAAATGTTTATCGTTTATACGTATGTATATTTTTTTAATCTATTGCAACCCAAACTGAAGAAGACATATAATATATTCCACCATAATCGGCACTTGCCCATGGATTATCTTCATTGGCATAAGCAAAAAATCGAGTTATACCTTCAGAATCTATTTTTAATGCATCATAACTACTTGATTGTATTAAGAAGAAATTAGATGTATTATCTTGTCTATTTACTAATAATGAACCAGTAATTTGAACATCTTTAGATGATGTTAAGAATGTATCTCCTATATACCAATCATTATCTTCCCCACCACTAGAAATAGAACCTCCTTCTAACATTAATAAGAAAGGTGGGGTACCTGAGAAGCTAAATAATCCTCCAGCTTCAGATTGGTCTAACCAACTACCACTTAATAAAACATCTCCCCCATCTTCTCTAAATAAAGTTAAAAATCTTTGTTCAGCGTCAGGAGCAAATTCTCCAGAAGGTAAACCAGTTCCTGAAGAGCCTCCTATCAAATTAACTCCAAAAGCATCCGCAGCTTTTTGTTTTAAAATAATAGTACCTTGATCTTGGGCAATAACATTAAGAGTATTAGTGCCAAAGCTAGCACTTAAAGAAACTCCAGCAGTTGAAGCAGCAGTTGCAATATCAAAAGATATTTGTTCTTCGTTAGCAGCTGGATAATTATAGGGTTCAAAATTTGATTTTGTAAAATGTACTTCGAAATCCGTTTCACTACCCCCTAAAGAATGAGTTATTTCTAATATTCCAGGAGCGGATGGATAATCACCAGTTCCTCCATTTTCTGTAGAAGAAAGATATATTGCTAATTGGGTAGCATCACTAAGTGTACCATTTGCACCCCCAGTTCCTGCACTACCCCCAGTAGATATGGTTATATTAGATCCTCCTATTACATCTACTGATGCTGAGGTGAATGTTACACTAGCAGATGTATTTATAGACCCAGTAATTTGATCTAAAGTTAATGTACTTCCTCCAGAATCTACAGGAATAACTTCAACCCCATTAATTATAAAATTATATTGAGTTTGATTTAAATTAGGATTATGATAACTACCTGTAGTTTGGCCTATTCTACTATCTGTTATTTGAAAAAATTTAGCTTGGGTATCTACTCCACTACTTGTAGTATAGTAATTACTACCACTTAAATACCAAGTTGTACCAATTTCCCCATTCATTACTAATTCTGGTTTGTCAAAATTAGTAACAATTTTATTAAAAGGACGGATATTTACATTATTCCCTCCATATAAATCTGCTACAACTCCTATAACGGTATCGTCTTGTGAAGCTGTAGCTAAAGTATAAGGTGTACCTGATCCAGTAATTGTTATAAAATCTCCTAATTGTAAAGAACCTGTGTTTTCAGGATATAAAGTAAACCTTTGAAAAGGAGTATATATTTTAAAAAAGTTTTCAATTTGAGCTAAATATTGGGCATTTTCAAAATCTGTAATTTTGTTCATGGCTAATACCATGTGCCCATCATCATTTACTTCAAATATTACTACAGTGGCTCCTTGACTAATAGAGTTATTTTTAGTTGAATTGGTTCTAGCAACTGTCATTCCAGTATCTTCTCCAATACATTTTACAATTTCAGTATTTTTTTCGGATATAGAAACTATTTTTAATATTCTACCCCCATCAGTAGTAGCAATATAATCACCAACTTTTACATCTATACCATTATATACCCCCAATTTGTTTACCCCTGTTCCTGTTGTGTGTCTTAGACTTGTATCTCCTACAGTTTGGGTTTGAATGTCACTAAGAGTAAGAGAATAAGATATAAATTGATCAACCCCATTAGGACCTAACCCTGTATTATCATTTACATTATATTTCTGAAATCCTGCACTTTGGGATAAAGTTGCTTTTAATGTTAGTGCTGGATTTTCGGGGTTGTATGATTTCATTTATTTTATATTATTTTTAATAATTAAAATAACCCTTTTTATCCAAATACAAATATTATATAAGCATGTGCATTAACAGGAGGTGGTGGAGATCCTTTTCTAATAGCCCCATAATTTCCAGGGGTAAGAACTAATTCTACACTTGTATCTGTTTTAAATGATGTAAAAAAGTTATTTTCTGCTTCGGCATTACTTATGGTAGATGTAAACCCATCTGCTTTTATAGCATCGTCTAAATTACCTAATCCAAAAGTTGAGAATTTATAATCATTATTAGTAGCATTGTAAAACCAACCTCCTATAAAATGAGGAGGAAAATCTTCTTCATTGAACTGAAAATCTATTTTGTTAGTAGTACCTGTATAAGATATAGTAGTACTTTTATCTGAAGCTGCAGATCCTGAAAGTTGTGTTAATTGAGAAGCTGCAGTAAGAGCATTACTTGAACCATAGTTAACTTTAAAAATATATTTATTTACACCAGATCCAGTTCCTCCTCCTCCTCCTGATACTGTAATAGTTGCTTCACCACTACCATC